GGGCAACAAAGGGCTTGCGCCGCTTGCCTGACAGTTTTGTCACGCATCCATATCCGTTTGGTAATCTCATGATTGTCCTTTCTGCGCTCAGAATTGCCGTTCTGAGCTAATTATTCTGTATATTCTACTGTTACCCTTGCGCCAAGATTTAATTCGACCTTTTTAATTTTCTCTTCGTCAGTGTCATATATTTTGTAGTTGCCACCAACAAATTCGCAAGTGGCAGATTTGAGCCTTTTGGAATCTATAATATCTTTTATAAAAGGAATTCTCTCTTTTGGTACATAGCCAATTTTCTTAGTTGCAACACAAATGGCAATAGCGTTGCTGTCATATTCATTATCTGGCTCAAAGATGAATTCCGCAGGTCTATCCATGAAGGTATATTCTGGTATTTCTTCATCTTCAAGGTTTTCAGCAATTATTTGTTTCTTGGTATATTCATACTCGTCATTTTCAACTGCAAAATCCATAACATTTTCTAAGTAGTTTGAAATCCCTGCGACTTTAATGGTCTTTACTTGTGTTTTAGGGTCATCTAAAACAGATTCACTTTTGCTGGTTTCTTCTTTAGGAGAAGCTTTAGCAGGTGCGTTTTTCTTTGGTTTCATAAGGCGAGAAATCAAAATAAGCAATGCACCGTCAAACAGAAAGAATAAGCCTAATGATTTTTCACCAGTTATCAACATCAAAAAACCTAATAGAAAAGCAGGTATTCCAATAATGGTGAAAATTATGCGTAATGCTTTCATATCCGAATCTCCTTTTATCAATTTTCATCTTCGCTCAATTTCTTCAATGGGCAGATCATTGTAAAAATCATCATTGAGGATGTGATCCTCTTCGTGTTCAAGTGCTTTGCGCTTCTGATCCGGGGAGAGCTTCTCGTTGATGTAGATGGAGAAACTGCCGTCATTATTAGGAGTGACAACAGACTTAACGCAATAAGGGAACGGAACTTCCCTGACGATAAAATCACGCTCCGGGATATAGGTCATTCATTCTTCTCCTTGTATCTCATAAGCAGAGCAGCGGCTTCGAGCAATGCGCTTGCCGGGGCATCCTCTGCGGCACTGAAAAGAATCCGCATTTCATCACGCATCTCCTGCCGTGCAGGAAGATTGCTGTCATCGTCCATGCACATGAGCCAGGATGGTCGGACATTCAATGCCCTGGCTAACGTGTCTATGTCTTCACGCTTCAGATTCTTTACTCTGCCTGTTTCGTATTTGCTGATGGCTGAAAACTTGACACCGATCTTTTCGGCAAGCTCTTTCTGAGTCATACCGGCTTGAATTCGTGCTTGTCTGATTCTGTCACCAGTTGTCATAATTTATCACTCCTTTGTTATCTTTAATATATCACAAATTTTCTTAAAATCAAGAAAAATTTTCTTGACAAGACAAAAAAGAAGTGGTATATTTTGATTGTCTTAAAAAGACAGCAGAAATCCTGACAAGACAGCGGAAAGGTGGTCAAGGCAATGACACTCATTACTGGACTTGATGAGATCCGCAAAGCGCAGACTATTCATTATCCAACGCATTATGATGTTGTGGATCATTTTCCCCAGTACACGAAGGGGTATGTTCATGCGATCTTTAATTACGGAACTGGCAAATGGGAATTCGGTTATCACGAAACTCGTGAGGGTGCAATAGGCTATTACGATGAGCTTAAAAAGCTGTGCCAGCTATGCCCTGATGTTTTCAACTGGTTCAATTACAGCGAAATGTATGTCTATAGCTCTGATGGGCATTTCAAGGCAAAGTGGGCAATCCTTGGTGTTGTGATCGAAGAATAAAGGAAAGAAGCTGACCTATCGGCTACACGGGGAGAAAGGACAAGCGGCAATGACGAAGTTTTATGCAGCAATCACCAATTTTGAGAGTGGCAATCAGTTTGAGATCGGAGCCAACAGCAAGAAGGATCTTATGCGTGATCTGAACGATATCCAGCGGCAGGGCTTTGAGGATCTCGACAAATGCTCTGTTCACATCTACACGGTTGAGTGCTGAAAGGAGATCCAGCAATGGCACTTGTGCAGATGACAGCAGAAGAAGCAAAGCGCAATCAGGATGAGATTGCAAAGCATTACAATCTCGGTCACTGGTACGGAACCAATTGCAAGAAGTGCTGTGGAGTTTATCCAAAGCTGATGAAATTGCACAGTTTCAACATAGTGAAAGATACTTGGTATGAATGTGAGGTTTGCGGAAAGCGGACAAAGGCAGTAACCATGCCGTGGATCGCAAGGGAAGATTGGAATGCCGGCAGATTTGTGGAAGATCAGATTTCCATGTTTTGAGAGGAGCTGCCTAAATGGTAACGGTGTGGGTCAATCATTACGGATGGGTTATGGGTGGATCTCCGGCAAGAGGGCTGAAGTTCACGATGCACAAAGCCGGGGCTAAACCGTTCGATGAGTTCGGCAAGGAACTATTCAATTTGCGTGTTTTCATTGAACAGAATATGCAGTGCAATTACGACATTGTCAGACCATGAATTGAGAGGGGGTGAACAGGTGAACACGAAACTGCTCAAGGCAAAGATCGTTGAGAACGGAGAAACGCAAGCACAGCTTGCAGCTGCATTGGGAATTAGCCCTTCCAATCTCAACGACAAGATCAACGGCAAGGTTTCATTCCGTCAGAATGAAATAGCGGCTATCAAGGAAAAGTATTCCCTGACAGCCAACGAGGTGGACAATATTTTTTTTAGCCTGTGATTGTCTTAAAAAGACAATGGCTATCTGGAAAGGAGAGTCATGGAAAAACCAGTATCATCGAAACAGACGAATCCTGTCAAAGCAATCCGGGCATACTGCCTGAACTGCTGTCTGGAGAATGCAAACGAAGTGGCGCAGTGTTCTGCAACAGGGTGTGAGTTGTGGGAGTTCCGAATGGGAAAGAATCCTTACCGTGCAAAACAGCAACTGACACCAGAACAGGAAGAAGCCAGACGGCAAAGAGGTCGTGAAGCAATGGCAAGATTGCAAGCGGCACAGAAGCATGGCTCATAATTTGCCGTTTTAGGTTAGAAACACGGACTATTCATCCGTGCCGCTGATTTTGACAGGCAACAGAGGTGTAAACGGAAGGAAGGTGACAGCAATCAGCAGAGAATCAGGCAGAATCAGCGTAAGCGAAGCCGCCAAGCTGCTGGGAGTTTCTCCGCAGTTCATCCGAATTGGAATGCAGAGAGGGACGCTGCCGATCGGAGCGGCGGTCAAGATGTCAAGCAGATGGACATACTGGATCAGTAAAGCCAAGGTTGAACGATTCATAGAAAATGCCGCCTGTGCGGCAACACAGACGGCAAAGGAAAAATGTGCTGACAAGTCAGCAGAAAGGACAAGGTGAATATAACACAGATGGACACAAAAAGCAATCAGCGAAATCGGATCATCCAGTACATCCGGGAGAACGGCAGCGCAACGGTCAGGGAGTTGTTTATCTATCTGAACATCAATTCTCCGACCAAGCGGCTGAGTGAGCTTCGCAAGCTTGGTTTGATCCGGGACGAGGAAGAGCGCAAGCTGAGACAGGACGGCACGGTGGTGCGGTTCAAGCGGTACTACTTAGAGGAGAGTGCAACATGATTGATCTGATCTTGGTCGAGTATCACGATCACGACAAAGAGGTGCTGACTGCGCCTTATCTGAAGCTGAAGCCCGGTGACATTGTGCAGACGGACTGGGGCTTTGGCGAAGTCAAGCAGGTGGTGAACACCTTTAAAGAGGACGATGTCCTTGGCATCTTTGATGCGGCTCATCCGCTTCATGCGGTGAAAGCGGTGCTGGTCAATGTTTGAGACAGGTGTTGTCGAGTATGTCCGTGGGAAAGCAGAAGTAGAAGTTGCTTTCCCGGTGGACGAAAGAGGAGTTGCACACATCAGCTGCTCACACTGCAAGTTTTTCCGCTTTACGGTTCCCAAATGCGGACTGAATGGGGAGATCTGTGATTTCCCTGATAAGTACAGAGGGGCGAACTGCCCACTATATTTTCCAGAATGAAAAGGAGATTAAAAAATGAGCTTAGTTATTTCTGAAACCAAAGGTTCCAATTTTCAGCCGATTCCTGACGGCACATACATCGGAGTCTGCTCCATGCTTGTGGATCTTGGCGCAATGTATTCCGAAAAGTATGGCAAAACTCAGCGCAAGGTCATGATCGCATGGGAGCTGCCTGACGAGACGATTGAGGTCAACGGCAAGACGGAGCGGCGCACGGTGAGCAGCCGTTACACTGCCACACTGGGAAGTCAGGGCAACCTGCGCCGGGATCTGGTGGCATGGAGAGGAAGAGACTTCACGGATGAGGAGCTTGCCGGATTCGACCTGAAAAACATCCTTGGCAAGTCTTGCATCCTGACGATCTCCAACAGTAAGAGCGCAGACGGAAAGACCTACACCAACGTGACCGGGATTGCCAAGCTGATGAAAGGGATGCAGCCTGTTGAGCTTGAGAAAGAGCCGCTCTGCTTTGATCTGGACAGTGCCACGCTTGACGATGTGGACAACCTGCCAAACTGGATCGGAGATCAGGTCAAGAAGTCTGTGACCTATCAGCAGATGCTTGAAGCGGATCAGCAGGTGCAGGGCGCACTTATCACCGATCTGGACGATGAATCAGAACTGACGTTCTGAGGTGCTGAAATGTTTGAGATGATGGAAGAAGTTAAGGAGCTTACTCCTGACGAATTTTTGAGACTTTGCACCGTCATCTATGAAGCCGGGAAGACCGGGCAATTCGGTGATCCGAATTGTCCCGGCTTCAAGGCGAAGATGAGGGCAAGGATTGAAACGTGGCTGGAGATCTGAGCTATGGCAAAAAGACAGAGCATATCGAAAGGACTTCGGTTTGAAGTATTCAAGCGTGATTCCTTCAGATGCCAGTATTGTGGCAGAAGCGCACCAGATGTGATTCTTGAAATAGACCACATCCTTCCAGTTTCACAGGGCGGCAAGAATGAGCTGCTTAATCTGGTCACATCGTGCCGGGACTGCAACAGAGGGAAGAGCAACAAGCTTCTGAGTGATACATCGGCAATAGACCGACAGAAGAAGCAGCTTGACGATCTGAACGCAATCCGGGAGCAGACCGAAATGCTGATCCGATGGAAACAGGAACTGTTGTCAGCGGTTGAGGATCAGATCAATACAGTTGAGGATCTGGTTAAGTCAATCACAGGCTATGGATTCACCGAATACGGCAGAAGGGATATTCGAAAGCTGATTAGCAGATTCAGCTTTTCCGAAGTCTATGAAGCTTCGGAAATAGCATTCACGAAATATCCTGACTTCGAATATGCGTTCTCAAAGATCGGCGGCATCTGTTACAACCGGGCGAAAGCAGGTGAAAGCAATGCCAAATAGAATCTTGAAGGAATCAATCTGCACCAGTGATTCGATCAACAAACTGTCATGGTTTGAAGAGGTTCTCTTTTACCGGCTCATGGTGAACTGTGATGATTTCGGCAGATACGATGCAAGACCTGCGGTGATTAAGGGAAAGCTTTTTCCGCTCAAGGAGAACGTGACCATCAAGACGGTCACAGATGCCATCAATAAGTTGGCGAGTGCAGAGTTGGTAACTCTCTATGAGCATGAGGGTAAACCGTACCTGTACCTACCTACTTGGAATGACCATCAGACCATCCGGGCAAAGAAAAGCAAATTCCCTGATCCTTCTGAAAGCAATTGCATACATATGAATGCAGATGAAATCAAATGCAAGCAGATGTTTCCGTATTCGAATTCGAATTCGTATTCGGATTCGTATTCGGAATCGGAAAGCGGTAAACGATTCACACCACCTACCAAAGAAGAGATTCAAGCCTATTGTGATGAGAAGGGCTACAACATTGATGTTGACTTTTTCTTCAACTACTACAATTCCTCTGGCTGGCGCAGAAAGGACGGCACAAGAGTCCTCAACTGGAAACAGACCGTTATCACATGGGCAAAGAAGGACGAAGAGAAACCGCCAAGGAAGAACAAGGTTATCACGGCTGCAAACTATAAGCCGCCACAGACTATTGACATGAGCCTGTTGGACAAGATCAAGGGGGCGATTCCGATTGACCAATGAGTTTGGGATCAGGCTTGATGCCAACGGCTATGCTCCATCGGTGATTGAGCCGTTTGATACTGAGATGTGCTACCTGTGCGGCAGGGGTGGTGATCTGGTCAGGCATGAGGTTTACCACGGCATCTCCAACAGAGCAAAGAGCAAAGCCCTTGGAGCGTGGGTAAACCTCTGCCCGGACTGCCACGACAAGCTGCACAACCGAGATCCTAAAGTTGATTGGGATCTGAAGCGGACAAGCCAGATCAGGATCATGGCAGAGTATGATTGGACAACGGAAGACTTCCGGGAAAGGTTCGGCAAGAGTTATGTATAACAAATTCAATGCCAACATGGACAGCCGAAGACGAAGCCAAAAAGAGCGGAAACGTGCATGGGAACTGAAGATGCTTGAACGTGCCGGGAAGATATCTCTGCTTGAGGAACAGGTCAAGTATGAACTGGTTCCGAAGCAGCCCGGAGAACGTGCCGCCTATTACATAGCGGATTTCAGATACTGGGAGAATGGACACATGGTAGTCGAGGATGTAAAGGGATACCGCAAAGGCACGGCATATGAGTTATTTGTCATAAAGCGGAAACTGATGCTTTACCGCTATGGCATTCACATCAGAGAAACTTGAAAGGAGATCAGCAGAAATGGACATTACTGTATGGGGTGAGATTTTTGAGGAGAGAGCTGAAGCGGAGCGGCAACTTCGCTTCAGACATCCGGGCTTTGACTTTGCGTATAACTGGATAGTTGCAATCACGGCTCTGGCTCTGATGTTGGCTGCGGTGATCTGGGCGGTACAGATCCACCGGGATCGCAGAGATGCGGAGCTGGTCGCACAGGCTTATGCGGCATGGACAGCAGAAGCAGAAGCGACCGCTCAAGCGGCACAGGCTGAAGCTGAAGCGGTTCAGAAATCACAGGAAGTGGTGATGGCAAGAGAAGCCACAGCACTGGCTAAAGCGTTCTACGGCATCAGGCTATTCGTTGAGAAGTACGGTTACAGTGAGAAGGATTTGGAAACCTATGCACGTTG